TATAATCGTAATATGCAAGAGATTGCCAAGTCGCTTGAAGACATGAATAAGGCTTTGGCAGAAGATAATAAAGGATTATTTGGCGGTACAGGTGTTGCATCCGCTGACGTAGTTAAAGGAATGGGCGGATCAGGACCTAGTGCAGAACTAATAAATTCAATAAATAATAACATGAGAGATATGAATATTCATCTAAAAGCAATTAAAGCAACTAATAAAACAATCGCAGGCAATTCTTAGATGACAATGACGATTAGGCAGGAATAATATGAGCTGGAAAAAATACTTTACACCAGTACCAACGGGTACTAACGCAGAAGGCAGCTATAGTCCCTTCAGCGGCTATAATGGTGGTATGCAACCAGGTCCTGCAACAAAAAATTATAACTCACACTTACCAGATGTGTATGTTGGTAGTCCAAATCGTGTTGAGCGTTACGGTCAATACAATACAATGGACAGCGATTCGGAAGTTAATGCGGCACTAGACATACTTGCTGAGTTTTGCACACAAAAGAACGACCAAAACGGTACTAACTTTACTTTAGAGTTTAAACAAAAAGCAACAAACTCCGAAACAACCATTTTAGCAAAGTATCTACAGCAATGGTGTAAACTTAATAAGTTCGAAACACGTATGTTTAGACTAATACGTAATGCATTTAAGTATGGAGATCAAATTTTTGTTAGAGATCCAGAAACTAAAAAGTTATACCATGTAGATGCAGCAAACCTAACAAAAATTATTGTTAACGAATCAGAAGGTAAGACTCCTGAGCAATATATCATCAAAGATTTTAATTTAAACTTTGGCGAAATGGTTGCAACTACTCCACATAACACCAACGGCCAAACAAACAATGGCGGTGCTGGAAGTTATCAGAGTGCAAGTGCTGGCAAAGGCTTTATTGGAAGCCAACAAGCTAGTCAAGCAGGTACACGTTGGAGTAGAGAAGAGTCCGAGATAGCTGTTGATGCTGATCATATTGTACACCTTAGTATGAGTGAAGGCCTAGACAACAACTATCCGTTTGGTAATTCATTACTAGAAACAATTTTTAAAGTATACAAGCAAAAAGAACTATTAGAAGACGCAATCATTATATACAGGGTACAACGTGCTCCTGAAAGACGTGTTTTTTATGTTGATGTTGGTAACATGCCAAGTCACCTTGCTATGCAATTCGTAGAACGTGTTAAAACCGAGATACACCAAAGACGTATTCCAAGCCAATCAGGCGGGGGTACCAATGTTATAGACAGTAGTTACAACCCGTTAAGTATTAATGAAGATTACTTCTTTCCGCAAACAGCAGAAGGTCGTGGATCTAAAGTAGAAACGTTACCAGGTGGAACAAACCTAGGAGAAATAGATGACCTTAGATATTTTACTAATAAGCTCGTACGTGGTTTACGAATTCCTAGTTCTTACTTGCCCACTGGGTCTGAAGACGCTGGTAGTAACTTCAATGATGGACGAGTCGGAACAGCATATATTCAAGAATTAAGGTTTAATACTTATTGTGAGCGTTTACAAGGAATGCTTGTTGAGCAATTTGACCAAGAATTTAAAAAATATTTGTTAGAAAAAGGCGTAAACGTTGATACATCAATGTTTGACCTTATTTTCCAACCACCACAGAACTTTGCATCGTACAGACAGTCAGAAGTAGACAATGCTCGTGTACCAACTTACACACAAATGAGTGCTATACCTTACATTAGTAATAGATTTGCACTAAAACGCTTCTTAGGCATGACAGATGAAGAGATTGCAGAGAACGAGCGTATGTGGCGCGAAGAAAATGACGAAGAGCTTGAAACTCCACCAACAGATGCCGCAGGCGAAATGCGTGGCGGTGGTATATCAGGCGCAGGAATGGAAGCAGACCTAGACGGAGTGGAAGACGAAGATACTTCAGTACCATCAGAAGACGGTGGCGAAGCAACACCTCCAGATACAACAACAGGAACCGAACTTGGTGGCGGAGCAACAACGGACCAAACGGTATAAATACATTATGATACTTAGAGAACTATTTTACTTTGACCCAGAAACAATTGAGCCTGTAGACAATAAAGGTTACGAGCCTCAACATGATGAATCTCCAGTTAAAGCAACCGACACCAGAAAGACTAGACTAACACTAGGACAAATTAATAGAATTCGTAAATCGTCTGAACTACATCAAGAAGAAGTAGCAAACGAACTAGGCTTTGTTAGACAGATGTATGGCATAACAGCAAATGCGGAGGCCGGCGGTGCTATTTAATGGCGAAAATAGATAAGTCTCTATATACCAAACAAGAATGGATTGCAATACGCAATCAAAGAAGACTACAAAAACAATTACAAAAACAAAAAGACCAAATTTCAAAGACTGTATCCAATAAAGATAACAGTGTTGCCTTTGTATTAGGCAACGGCACTAGCAGATCTGCTATAGAATCAGAATTATTATCAGAATTAGGCACTATATATGGGTGTAATGCCATATACAGAACTTTCTCACCTGACTATTTAATAGCTGTAGATGTGAAAATGATACTTGAAATTACTAAAAGCGGTTATCAAAACAATAATAGTGTATGGACTAATCATAATAATGCATATACAGAAATAAAAAATGTAAATTATTTTCAGCCTAGTAAAGGTTGGAGTAGCGGCCCTACAGCATTATGGCTAGCAGCAGAACACGGATATGATGACATTTATATTTTAGGCTTTGATTATGCAGGACTTGAAAACAATAGTAAATTAAATAACCTGTATGCTGGCACAAAAAACTACAAAAGACCTAACGAAGGCGCTACTTTCTACGGTAATTGGCTAAGGCAAACTAAAACTGTTGTTAGAGATAATAAAAAAACTACCTTTCATAGAGTTATAGCACCAGATAATTATATGCCAGACGAACTAAATACTTTTGAGAACTTTAACACAATTGAACTGGATGATTTCCGAAAAATCTTCAGTTTTTCACCAATCTAAACAAAATGGGTCGTTTTGAGCCTGTTTGCACATAGTTTCTTGTATAAAGAGTAAATACAAATGACAGCCTTACCATAGGTAAACTTTTTACAGGAGATTAGAAAAATGGCAGACCAAAATAAGTTTGAACAAATGCTTGAAAAACTTGTCAATGAAGACAAGGCAGGCGCAGAAGAATTATTCCACGATATAGTAGTAGAGAAGTCGAGAGACATCTATGCAAGTCTAATTGAATCAGATATTGAAATCGAAGAAGAAGATGACACAGAAGTAGATGAAACTACTGATGAAGAAGTCGATGAAGCTTCAGATGAAGAAGTTGACGAGTCAGACGATGACGAAGAAACAAACGAAAATTTCGACCTAGATGAATTTGAAGTTGAAGCTGACCCAATGGATATGGGCGGCGATGCAGCTGATAACTTCATGGGCGACATTGAAGCAGGTGATGACGAAGGCGAAGAAGGCGAAGAAGAAGGCGAAGGCGACATTGAAGATCGTGTTGTAGACCTTGAAGACGCATTAGACGACCTAAAGGCAGAATTTGAAAAAATGATGGGTGACGAAGACGAAGGCGAAGACGATGGCGAAGAAGAGCCAGAAGAAGCTTTTGCATTCGAAGCAACTGACGAAGAAGTTGATGAAGCTTCAGACGAAGAAGTTGATGAAGCATCCGACGAAGAAGTTGACGAAGCATCAGAAGATGATGTTGAAGAGTCAGCAAAGTCAGACAGAGAACAAATGCGCGAGTACGTTGATAAAGTATCAAGCGGACACGGAGCAGAAAAGAAAAGCACAGGCGACAATGGCGACAGCGGTAAGTCACCAGTAGCAAGTGCAAATAACATGGGCGGCACTTCAGCTAACATCTTAAAAGGTGGAGAAGCAGGTAGTGGTAATCATGCTGGTCTAGGTGATTTAAACACTAAAGACCAAGATGGCGGAAACATCAATGTACCAGGCGGTAAAGCGTCTAAAGCTGGCAAATCAGAGCCAGGACACGGTGCAGAGAAAAAAGGGAAGCCAGAACAAGCCGACAAAGGTGCAGGTTCACCATTAAACGGCGCTCCTAAAAGAGCAAAATAAGGAAACTGAATGCAAAACTTTCTAAGAGAGCATCTGACATTTGACCAGGCTAATATGGTCGTTGAGTCTGCTGAAAATTCCAATGGAGGAAAAGACTTATACCTAAAAGGTATTTGTATACAGGGCGGTGTGCGTAATGCTAACCAACGTGTTTATCCTGTAGAAGAAATTGGCAGGGCTGTCAAAACTCTCAGCGAGCAAATCCAAGGTGGATATAGTGTTCTTGGAGAAGTTGATCATCCGGAAGGCCTTAACATTAACTTAGACCGTGTATCACACATGATTACTGAATGTTGGATGGACGGACCTAATGGTTATGGTAAATTAAAAGTATTACCAACCCCGATGGGACAACTAGTGCAGACAATGCTGGAAAGCGGCGTCAAGCTAGGTGTTTCGTCTAGGGGCTCTGGTAACGTATCAGAAGACGGAGATGGAAAAGTTTCCGACTTTGAAATTATTACAGTGGACGTTGTTGCACAACCAAGTGCACCAGGTGCGTACCCAACACCAATTTACGAACACTTAATGAACACCCGTGGAGGGTACCAGGCATTTGAACTAGCACAGGCAACTAAGCACGACGACAAGGCACAGAAATATTTAAAAGAGAGCTTATTAAATATAATAAGCGGGCTCCGATAACTGAGGAGAATTAATATGTTGGAAGCATTAAAATCACTCTTCGAGAGCAGCGCACTTTCAGAAGAAGTACAAGCAGAAATACAAGAAGCATGGGACGCGAAGATCACTGAGAATCGCCAACTTGCTACCGCTGAACTTCGTGAAGAATTCGCAAAGAAATACGAGCATGACAAATCTACGATGGTGGAAGCCATTGATAGTATGTTATCTGAGAAACTAGCAGAAGAAATTGCTGAGTTTGCAGATGATCGTAAACAACTTGCTGAGGCAAAAGCAAAATATGCAATAGCAATGCGTGAAAACGCAGACCTAATGCAAAAATTTGTTATGGAAACTCTTGGTAAAGAAGTTGGTGAATTACACGAAGACAAGAAGGCAATGGCATCTAAGTATGCACAGCTTGAGGAATTTGTAATAGAAGCTCTTTCTAAAGAAATTGCAGAGTTTTACGAAGATAAAACAGATTTAGCAGAAACAAAAGTACGTTTAGTACGTGAAGCTAAAGAACACTTCAAGAAAGTTAAAACTAACTTTATTGAAAGAAGTGCTACAGCGGTATCAGAAACTGTTGATAAGGTCCTTAAAGGGGAAATTACACAACTTAAAGAAGATATTGAAGAAGCACGAAGAAACGATTTTGGTCGCAAAATATTTGAAGCATTCAGTAATGAATATTCAGGTAGCTACCTAAATGAAAAAAGCGAAAGTGCCCAGCTATTGAAAGTTGTTGAGTTGAAAGACAAACAACTAGCAGAAGCAAAAGCATTTGCTGTAAAGGCTAAAAAACTTGCAGAAGCTCAATCAATTGAGAAGAAGCAACTAGTTGAATCAGCAAGGCGCGAAAGAACCATAAACGAATTGATTTCACCATTAGGCACTAATCAACGCGACATTATGACTGACTTACTGGAAAGTGTACAAACTGATAGATTACAAAAATCTTTTGACAAGTACCTACCATCTGTAATAGATGGCCATACTCCAGCAAAGCGTAAGGCAACGGTATTATCAGAAGGCAAAGAAATAACAGGCAACAGAAAAAAATCAACGACACATGTCAAAGCAGACGAGTCTAATGTATTAGATATACGCCGTCTAGCTGGATTAAATTAAGGAGAAAATGATGTCAGAACTATTAGAAAGTCGCTGGACAGAAACCAAAGACGCTCTTCTTGAAGGCCTAGACGGTAACAAGAAAAGTGTGATGGCTGCCACACTAGAAAACACTCGCAAGTATTTGTCTGAGAGTGCAACAGCAGGCGCAACATCTGCAGGTAACGTAGCAACACTTAACCGTGTTATCCTACCAGTTATCCGTCGTGTTATGCCGACAGTAATAGCCAACGAATTAGTTGGTGTACAACCTATGACCGGCCCAGTTGGTCAAATTCACACGTTACGTGTACGTTACGCAGACGCTTTTAACAGCGCCAACGGAACAGACACATCAGCTGGTGAAGAGGCGTTAAGCCCATTTAAGATTGCGGAAGGATATTCCGGCGCAACTGACGATAAAGCAGCTACTACAGCAGCTTTAGAAGGCAATGCTGGACGTAAATTGTCAATCCAGATCTTAAAGCAAACTGTAGAAGCAAAGTCAAGAAAGCTATCAGCTAGATGGACTTTTGAAGCTGCACAGGATGCACAATCAATGCACGGTATTGATGTTGAAGCAGAAATTATGGCTGCTTTAGCTCAGGAAATTACCGCTGAGATTGATCAAGAAGTTTTAGCAAGCCTTAACAGCCTAGCTGGTAATGCCGCTGAAACATATGACCAAGCTGCTGTATCAGGTACAGCTACATTTGTTGGTGACGAGCATGCTGCATTAGCTGTTCAAATCAACCGTGTTGCTAACTTGATTGCACAGCGTACACGTAGAGGCGCAGGTAACTACGCTGTTGTTAGTCCTTTTGCACTAACAATTCTACAAAGTGCAACAACTTCTGCGTTCGCAAGAACAACTGAAGGGACTTTTGAAGCTCCAACTAACACTAAGATGGTTGGTACTTTGAACAATGCAATGAAAGTGTACGTTAACACTTACTCCAGCGATAACGCTGACGTACTTGTTGGTTATAAAGGCGCATCTGAATCAGACGCACCTGCATTCTATTGCCCATACATTCCATTGATGTCAAGTGGTGTTGTATTAGATCCGTCAACATTCGAACCAACCGTATCATTTATGACACGTTATGGTTATGTTGAACTGTCTAACACAGCTTCGTCACTTGGTAACGCAGCTGATTACTTAGGTAAAGTTGCAATTACTAATGGTAATGTTAGCTTTAGCTAAGTTTATATAAACTGATTAAATAGGCTCTTCGGAGCCTATTTTTTTGACTTGATTTTGGTTGACACTATAGTAAGTCTATGTTATTATTATACAATGCAAAAGCACACAATATTCAGTACACCTCTCTACGAGTCATCGTATAGCGATAGTTTACAACCTATAATAACAGGCTGCAAAAGCCTCGCGCAACAAAGCGACTTTAAGGTAGTTACATCAGCTAACAGAGGATTACAAAGTCAAGACGACTTGCACAATGTACCATTTATATTTCCTTTAATGGAATGGATTTGTCATGAAGCTGAAACAGTATTTTCTGAATTAGGAATTGATAAAGAATACCTAACTATTGAAAGTAGTTGGTTTAACATTAACAATCAGTTAAACAGTTTTAATCAAACACATTTACATCCAGGCATTGTTAGTGGAGTGTTTTATTTACAAGCGCCTGAAGGTAGCGGCAACATTAACTTTAGGAACTCTGGAATGAATGAGCTTTGGAGAGGGCACAGAGAGTCTGTTGGTGCTAGAAATGTACACAATGCATCTAACTTTACTATTACTCCTATGCCAGGGAAACTATACCTTTGGCCAAGTTACATGTATCACAGCGTTGATACTAATTCAATTAATGTTGAACGAATGAGTATCGGCTTTAATCTAGGTTAATTTATTTCTTGTATTCCTTTTCTCTTATTAGATAAATACTTGTGTCAAATAGTGTGCCGCAAGGCGGACTTATGCTGTTACCCGCAGCGTAGCCCATAGAACGGGAATAGGACTACTTTAATAGGAGAAACAAAATGGGAAGACCACTTAATAAAAAATTCTTTGGACCAGCAACAGCCGGTGGCAATGAAATCAAAGTAAACTTTTATAACGGTGCAGCCGTTGTTGAAGGTTATATCGTAAAGCAAATAGGATCTAAAAAGTTTCGTGTAGCGGCCATCGGCACACCCGGCACTTCTTACATTCGTGTATTAACAACTGGTAAACTACCAGCTGCGCTAACTGGCACAGAAATGTGTATTAGTGTAAAAGGTGATGACGGTGAAACTTACGGAGTAAGCAAAATTGCAGGACGTAAAGTAACACTAGCACAACCAAGTGCAACAGGTGCAAACGCATTAGATGGAACATCTATTTCGTGGAACTTTACTGCAAGTGATGGCGATTATGCTGTTGAAATTGAAGAAGCTGGTGACGATGATACATTAATCGGAACTGACGATTCAGACTTTACTGAAGACGCATAAGGAATAACTTATGGACAAGTATCTTAGAGTAGCAGACGGCAATTACAAGGTAATTGTTAAGAGCGGTGGTAGAATTACACTAGACACAGGGATCGAAACTGGAGATGTTTACATCACCGGAAACTTAACTGTTGAAGGGACGCAAACTACTCTAGATACTGTTAACAGTACAATTGAAGACAATATAATTGAACTAAACAAAGGCGAAACCGGGAACGGCATCACTAGAGATGGCGCTTCCGGTATTCGTGTTGATAGAGGTACAATTGAAGACGGCCAATGGCTTTTTGTTGAAAGTGTAAACTGGACTGACACACAAAATGCCGGTACTACAGACTTAGGCGCATGGAGTGTAAGATCTCCAAGTGGAAGAGTAGGCGGTATCGAAACAGTAAGTATTGTAACACCGGGTGTTGATTTAAACCTAATGGGGCAATACAATTTATCAGGCAACATAACAGCTAACCCTGGTATGTTAACTGTAAAAGGTACAGCTAGTTATGAAGCTAGAGTACTAGATGACGATCACATTCCAAATAAGAAATATGTTGACGACAAGGTAACAAACTTCTTTGGAACTGTTGTTCCAAACAGAATACAAGTAGGTGATACTAAGGTACAATCCTACGATGCTTCCGTTGCAGGCCCGAGTAGAATCGAAACAGAGATAGACGGCACACTTGTACAAGACGTGCGCCCAACTTACTCAGATCAATACGGAATTAGAATTGAACAAACTGTATACGGTACAGAAATAAAAACACTTGGCACAAGTCAAGAAGACTTAATTCTAAGTGCAACAGGAACAGGACATGTTGTTGTTGACGACAATTTAAGATTAGGATACACGCCGCACGAAGGTGTTGATGGTGTTACTGATCCAACAAAACCAACAGACGGAATACTTTTATATTCTAAGCCATCTAACATAGGCGGAACTGGAATGTATTTCGTAAATGCTGAGAATCAGCGTGATGAGATAATAAGTAGAAATAGAGCACTAGTGTTTAGTATGCTCTTTTAAGGAAACAATATGGCAATTTTAAATACAGCAATTATTGATCAAGGTGGCGGCGACTACAGGCACATTATGTTAACTGTTCCTGCAACAAAGTCTTATGCTATTACAAACATTTTAATTTGTAATACATACGATCCAAATGCAAGTAGTCCAGAAAATGAAACTTGTGCATTTGACTTGCACTTTGTTCCAGCGGCAGGTTCATATAGCGATACAGTTACTTCTGTAGTTAGAAGACTAGAATTACCTGCAGGTGAAACGTTTACCCTTGATACAGAAAAAGTAGTTTTAGATGCAGGTGATAGTGTACAAGTTAACGGTAGTGCATCAGCAAGCGGCACAGGCAGACTAGCTTGCACAGTGAGTTATTTGGATATTACATAATGAGATTACTCAAGGCACAAAATACAAATAGAAGAACTATCTATGGTAGAGGTGTACAGTTTGATGTAGATGATCAAGTGTATATGGAATCTACAAACAGTATACGTGTACCAAAAGGCACAACAGCCCAACGCCCTGCTAATCCTGAAAATGGACATTTTAGATATAATACTACAGCTAATAGATTTGAAGTATACGAAAATGGTGCATGGCAAGGTGTTAGAGGTGTAGAGCCTGTAAACGTAGGAATTACACAACAAGGATTAGGTAACGGCGATGCAACTGAAACTGTGTTTGGTCCTTTAGCAAGTGGAGATTCTGAGTACCCTATACCAGTAGCTGCACAAAATGTTTTAGTACTTGTTGAAAACGTTTTTCAACTTTCAACAACAAACTACACTCTTGAACAAAGTGCAGGCGGAAACTTAACAGGCCCAAATCAACCGTATGCAGATGGTTGGTATCTTAAATTTACTTCCCCAGTAGACCTCGGCAAACCAGTAACAGTCCTACATAACTTCGATAAGTAAATCCTATAAATACAATGTAGGAGAATACTAAATGTCGCAAGTAGGTAGAATATCAGGTCCGTTATTATTTGCCAATCTGGAAAGAAATGGCGTAGACCTTGCGTTTGAAACAGACTTAATTTATCTTGATGTTAGTGCCGGCAAGATCGGTATTAACAATTCTTCACCTAGCAACGAAATACATATTTTAGATACTACAAGAACAGTATCTTTAATAGCTGATACACAAGCAGACATTGCAAATTACAATATTCAAGGTACTACTATACAACCGTTTCCGGGTGATATAATACTTGACGCACGTTATAAAATTACAGCAAGTAATATACAAACAGGCGATGTGTTTATTGATGACAACTATATTTCAACTACAAATAGTAACTCAAACTTAGATCTAAGACCAAACGGAACTGGCCGTGTTGAAGTTTATAATAATTTACATGTTAACGGAGATATACATGCTGATGGTAATATTACACTTGATGGTAATATTGTATTCGGCGACTCATTAGCACAAGACACAGTAACTTTTGAAACTGATATTACAAGTGATATTGATCCTAACACATCAATTCCACAATCAATATATGACCTTGGTAAAGCAGACAAGCGTTGGCTAGAAGTAAGTGATAGACTAACAAACGTTTCTAGAATTAATGCTACAGACTTTGCATTAGGCGGTGTTAATCTTACACTAGCACCTGGCAATATTCTTTATGTTGCTAAGAATGGTGACAATGATAGTAGCGGCACTAACATACAATCACCGTTTGAAACAATTGACTATGCTGTAACACAAGCAACTTCGGGAGATACTATATACGTTCTTCCTGGAGAGTATGAAGAAAGTTGTCCTATAGTTGTTCCTGCAGGAGTTACTATTACAGGACACGATGTGAGAAATACAATAATTTCTCCACCGAGTAGTGCAAGCACTACAGACATATTTCATCTTAATGGTGAAACAACTATTCAAAATTTTACAATCAAAGATTTCTTTTACAACAGCGGAACTGATGTAGGTTACGCATTTAGATTTGCGCCGAACGCAACAGTTACATCGCGTAGTCCGTATATACAAAACGTTACAGTAAGCACACAAGGTACAACTACAAGTGCAAGCGATCCAAGAGGATTTGCAAGTGCTGATGCAGGTAAAGGCGCACTAGTTGATGGTGCAAGTGTATTAAGTACAAGCAACGATGCAAGCATGTTATTCCATGCTGTAACATTTATTACACCGGGTGTTGACGCACTTACAATGACTAATGGCGTTAGAGTTGAATGGCTTAATAGTTTTACATACTTTGCTGACAGAGGATTATATGCTGTTAATGGATCAGCAGGACACCTGTCAACTGACGGGTCAACTGTACTATACGGAGCTGAACTTAGAAGTATAGGGTCAGCAAACGTATACGGTAACAAAGGCGCTGTAGCAGACGGCGCAGATACTTTAATGTATCTTATTCAACATAACTTTGGATACATTGGTGCAGGTAAATTTGTTGATAACGACCCTAGTAGGGCTATACAACCAAATGAAGTAGAAGAATTAAATTCAGGAAAAGTATATTATAGTTCGACTGACCATTTAGGAAACTTTAGAGTTGGAGACGCCTTTTTTGTAGACCTTGAGAATGGTAATAGTACACTTACTATTGACGAATCTACAGTAGATTCGTTTGCTGGATTAACTGTAACAACAAACGGCAACATAGCAATAGTTGACGGAACAAAAGTACAAAATCAAAATATTAGACTAAGTGGCAACACAATAGAAAGTCTAAGTGGCAGTATGACCATTGACAGTCCTGTGTCAACATTTATTAACTTAAACGGTGCTACTAGTCTTACAGGTAACTTAGATATTACCGACAACTTTACCTTTGACGGCACACTATCATTAGCAGGCAACCAGCCAACTGACACTGTTACATTTAATACTGAATTTAGTCAAACCTTAGAACCAAATCAAGACTTAACTTTTACACTAGGCAAAGAAACAAAGCGTTGGAATTTCGCTCACCTTAATGATGCAAATTTAAACGGTATTGATATAGAAACAAACTTTATTACAACAACTGAATCAAATGCAGACTTAGAACTACGTGCAAATGGAACTGGCAACGTTAATATTACTGACGATTTTACTATTAGTAATAATTTTTTAGTCGCCGGCACAAGTACATATCAAAACTTACAAGTTGCTACTATTGATGTAGAGGCTGATATTACAGCAACTGACTTTACAATCCGAAACTTTAATATACAAGGTAACCTAGGACAACTAGGACGTACACAGTTTGAAAATATAGTAATCGACGATAACTTTATTTCTACTACAGTAAGTAACAGTGATTTAGAATTACGTGCCGCAGGAACTGGTGAAGTTACAACTAATGAATTTGTAAGAGTTACTAATACATTAATTAATGAAGGCACTGCCACTACAGGCAATGTTTCAATAACTAATGATGTTACATTCGCTACTATAGAAACTGACGATATAAGAATTACGTCAAACACTATTACAGCCTTTAATGGTAACCAAGACTTAATTATAGCGGCTAGTAATACTGTAGATTTAAATAATGGTAATGTTCAAATTGCAGAAAACTTAACGGTAAATGGCAATACTGATATAAACAATTTGTCAGTTACTGGCTCATTAGTACAAGTAGGTAACAGAACACAGACTGGAAATTATAATATTGCCGGCGAAATCAGTAACGGTAATATTTTAATTGAAGATAATTTTATAGCAACTACTGACAGTAACAGCGATTTAGAATTACGTGCCAACGGCACAGGCGATTTATTAATACCTAATAACGATGTACAAATAAACAACAATTTAGATGTTAACGGATCAACTACATTAAGTGGGTTAACTGTTACTGGTACCTTTGAACCAGGATTTACATACCAAACAGGTGATCATGGATTTACAGGCAATCTTACAATTGCCCAAAATTTAGATGTAACCGGAAGCGCACAGTTTGAAGAAATATTATTCGATGATAACTTTATTACAACTACAACAAGTAATACAAATCTAGAACTAAGAGCTACAGGAACTGGCAAAGTTCTTATACCCAATAATAACTTAAATGTTAATAACAATGTTAGTGTAGACAATGCGCAAGTTGTTAATGTAAACATTGCACAAGATTTAGTTTTAAATGAAATAATTATTCCTCCTAGTATAATTGAAATAGATGATAATTTTATTAGCACACGAATATCTAATGAAAGTTTAGATTTACGTGCCGACGGCAACGGAAATATTGTGTTCACTGAAAACACAACTATTACAAATGATTTAACAGTTAATACATTAAGTACTTTCGCTAACGTAGAAATTACTGGTATTACAAATATTGTTGGTAACACTACATTTACAAATAATTATAATTTAACTGGAACGCTTACTACAGACGAACTAGTATTAACAGAAAACAAACAAGAGTTTGAAGGTATTACAATCGACGGTAATGTTATTACTAGTGTTAATAGCAATGCAGATTTAGAACTACGTGCAAATGGCACAGGTAAAGTTGTAATTCAAGAAGACGCTGTTTTTGAAAATGATGTAAGTGCAGACAATCTTACAGCATTTAATATTATTGCAGACCAAAACTTTGAAGCAGCACTATTAGACAGTGACGATGTTGAATTTTTTAATAATGTAGTAACAACTACATTGAGCAATAGTAACTTAGAACTACGTGCAAATGGCACAGGTATAATTGATGTACAAAATGATTTAGATATTACAAACAATTTAACTGTTAATGATCTAACAACAATTAATAATGGCGTAAACATAAGTGGCCCGGTTACGGCAAATAGTAATGTAACAATGACCGGTTTAATGACCACGTCTAACGCTGCTTCAGATACTACAATTAATGGTACACTTGCTGTTAATCATGCAGGCGCCCTACAATATGATAGACTTGGAAATTTCCATCTTAACAGTAATCAAATTATATTAAATACCGCAAGTGATCTTACGCTAAATGCAAGTGGCACCGGTGTTGTATCTTTAACTGATACAATAGTAAGCCAAAATATGTCAGCTAATTCTGCAACTTTTGGAAGTTTGCGAATCTTAGATAGTGTTGCATTAGAAAACATGGTCAGTTCAACTGATATTGAAATTTTTGACAATGTTATAACAACAACAAACAGTAACAGCAATTTAGAATTACGTGCCGCTGGCAATGTAGAAATTGATAATAATTTTGATATAACAGGAACCGCTGTAGTTGATGGCGCAACTAGTTTACAAAATACAAATATAAATGCAACACTTAATATTAACTCTAATGTTAATCAAAGCGGCATCAGAAATATTACAGGTAACGCCTCAGTAACAAACTTAACTGTAGATAGACAAACTAACTTAGGTAACTTTACGTTTGAAGACAATACACTTGTTAAAAATGGCAATGGCAATGTAACATTTACAGCATCAGGAACCGGTAATGTAGTTATTGAACAAGGCAGTGCTACTAATAATTTATCAGCAACAAGAGCGTTAAGCTCAGGATTTGTTATTAATGACGGGGTTACAGCAAATAAATTTGTAACGACTGATGACATTGAGATATTCCAAAATGTAATTACAACTACAAATAGTAACAGCAATTTAGAGTTACGCACATCAGGAACAGGGTTTGTTTATGTAGAAGACTTACAATTTAGAAATAATACTTTAAGTACTAGCGGCGATATTGATATTACTGTACTGTCAAATGATACTAAGTTTGACGGAACACTTGCTTTACGATTACCAAAAGGTGATAACACACAACGTATACAAGCAACTGGAGTAGCATTTACATTAGACGGCGGTAACGGAGTAAATGATCCGCAGACTAGTACAGTATCAGGCGGTGATGCACTTACTGTATTTGGACCATCTGATGTGTTTTATGATGCAGGCACTTCACTAGAGCCAAACGGTAACCAAGGAGACCTTAGGTTTAATGTTCAGTCTAATTTGTTTGAAGGATTTAGTCAAGCAAACCAATATTTTGGCGGAGTGTTTAGTGAAGATGCACAAACAAATGTACAAACTAATAACAACGAAATAGAGTTTACAGTAGCAGGAACCAAAGTTGGTAGTGTAACTGTTGATAGTGTTAATATTACAACATCAATGCAAACAGCAAGTTTAACTATTGAAAATAATACTATAACACCACCTACTAATACGTCATTGCAACTATCACCTAATGGCGCAGGCACAGTACAGTTTTTTGATCATACTAGAATTAGTGATAGCAAGATACAAAACTTAGCCAATGACGGACCGCTAACGTTATCATCTACCGACAACGGCTACGTCAAGATTAACACAACTGTAAATGGATTTGTAATACCTGTTGGTGACGATACAAACAGAGGTGCAACTCCTGTTACTGGTGAATTGCGCTATAATACTGTTGCTGGCGGAGATGGCGGTGCTGAAGTTTATAATGGATATGAATGGGTATCTGTTGCTGGTGATAACAGTCAAGCAGACGCCTTAGTCATAGGCGAGGCCATTGATGAATGGACTCTAATACTAGGGTAACTCAACCCTTTTCCTTAAAATTGCTAAATACTATTAATGCAGAACGCGGCTATTGTTTTGCAGGGTCAAACTGTGATTATCCAGCAAAGAGCGCAAGCTGAAAATTTAGGGTAGAGGGACAGGATCCCCGTGTAAAGGAGAGAAGATGGCTGTAGGTCGCATATCGGGTCCGCTCTTAAAGTCGAATCTAGTTCGTAATGGAATAGATTTAGCTTTTGAGACAGACTTATTATATCTAGATGTAAATAATCAGCGTATTGGTGTCAAGACTAATAATCCCTCACACGATTTACACGTAAACGGTACAGCACGTACTACAAATTTAATAGTAGATAATATTGCAGAAATTGCAGATATTACTATTTCCGGCAATACAATACAAAGTTCTAACACGCTTAACCTTCTTACTACAGGAGCAGACAGTGTTGTATACCAACGACAATTAGATATTCAAAGCATATCAATTTTTGATAATGTTATTAACACCAACGACTCAAATGCAAACTTAGAACTAAGACCAAATGGCACTGGACAGGTTGAAGTATTTTCAAACTTAGAAGTTAATGGTGACATTCATGCAACTGGTAATATTAGTGCAGATGGAAACATTACACTTGGTGATGCGGACACAGATAATGTTACTTTTAATGCAGAAGTAGCAAGTGATATTATACCTGATGTTACTGACACATACAGATTAGGTAACTCAACTAAGCGTTGGGATCAAGTTTGGGCAAACACTGTAAATGCAGACACAGTAACGGCAAACAGTCTAGTATTAGACGGCATAGATATGACATTGCGCCAAGGCAACATTTTATATGTTGCTAAAAATGGTGACGATGCTAGAACAGGAACACATCCACAAGATCCATTCCTTACTATTCAGCAAGCCATAACAGCTGCATCAACTGGTGACACAATTTACATTTACCCGGGTGCATATGAAGAAATATTTCCAATTGTAGTTCCAGTAGGAGTAACAGTAAAAGGTCACTCAATAAGAAGTGTTACAATTACACCTACAACAGCAACACGCTACAAAGATGCATTTTTACTTAACGGTGAGAGTACAGTTGAAGACTTAACTATTAAAGATTTTTATAGTGGACGTAATAATTTTACTATTACAAGCGGTGGCGCAGCAACAGGAACATTAACAGTAAATGCTGGAACAGCACCACAAGCACACACATATGTAAGTGGCGGCACAATTACTAATGACGCAAAGTCTATTAACGCTTCTATAACAGGGTCAACTTATAATAATGCTACCGGAGTACTTACTGTTACGTATTCAGGAACTGCTCCTGCTAATGGCGCTGAAGTATTCCTAGAAGGACTAGTGTTTAGCTGTAACGGGGGCAATAGAACATTCCCTGACAACGGATACTCTTTTCGCTTTGCAACAGATTTTGAAGTAACTTCACGTTCACCATACGTTAGAAACATAACTGCTATCACAAAAGGTAGTGTAATTACTGCTGAAGATCCTAGAGGATTTAATGCAGGAGATGCTGGTAAAGGTCCATATGTAGATGGAGCTTATGCAACAGCAAATTCTAAAGAAGCAGCAATGCTATTTCATAGTTGTACGTTTATTGTACCCGGTGTTGACGGTCTTACTGCTACCAACGGCGCAAGAATAGAATGGCTTAATTCATTCACATACTTTGCCAATCGCGGAATATATGCATTTGATAGTAATGAAGGTCTAAAGAGCGATGGTAAAACTTCTGTAAGACTTGGCGGCATCACAGGCGGTTCATTTGCAGCAGGCGACACTATTACATTTACAAGTACAGATAGTTCAACAACTATTGCTGTACTTGCAGAAAGTGTAAACAA